ATTGTTTGCTCGTATTTTAACGAGTCTGTTACGCAGCTCGTGCTGCCAACGGTTGCGCTGGCGCTGAGTGTATACGTGCCAGTCCGGCCCAGTGATCCATCGGCCTCGTTGCTCGTGAGCTGTGCGATGATGTAGGTGCCAGCAGCAATGCCACTCGCAAACACAGAACCTACTTGCAGAGCAGCGCATATTTTTGGATCTGGTGCAGAGGCGATAGCGGTTACCGTCAATACGGTTCCCGATTGCGACGCCGTCACCGTTGACTGAGGTGAAATAAAATACTCGGCCTGGGCATTTGTCGCGATTGCTACGTGAACTCGATAAGCGACCACTTTAAATCCTGCTGGCGCAGTCCATCCCCATAGGATGGAGGCGCTTGGGCCGGTTGTTGCAACGGCGGCGGACTCCGTGCTGACAAGCCCAACATCCCCGCCCTCGCCTATTGCTACTATTTTGCAGCGATTATCTGTACCCGTAGATATAGTGCCATTTGAGGCTGATGGCGTACCCGTTGGCGTGCCTGATGCCGAAATTACCTGCTGATTACTCAGTCCATTATTTAAAAATACGCGCAACACGGAGGCAACATTGGTGCCAAGGGCCTTGCATCGTATATGCTGTAAAAATCCTCCTTCGGTATCTCCGCCGAATATTTCTGCATTCAAGTTTGAGAATCCAGTGTAGTCATTGGCGGCGGCTGTTAATACCGCGCTCCATTCATTGCGCGGAACTTTTGAATAAATCGGATCGGTATTCGCTGGCATTTTTTTGTCCTCTCTTTATGGCATCACAAGCCCGGCTGCGAAGGCAGCTGATTGGCCTTTAGTAATTATTTCCTCGATACGTTCAGATGGTATAGTGCTGAATACATCTTTTGTACCAGCGCTGAACGATACCAGGGCATCTGCATTGCTGGACTCGAACACTTTAAATCTGACGAGAGTGGTTGCATTGAGCAAATACCCTTTTCCAACTTCCCACTCAGTTCCAGTCTGACCGACAATTGCATAATAGATATAGCCACCAGCAAGAAAATCGGCGCGATTTGAAAATGCTTGAAATTGAGTCACTGCGCCGAGCAAAGCAACGTTTCCAATGCCCGTCGTTGTGGTTGTCTCTTTTACACGGTCATGTACTCGTTTCGACATTAGCCATCATTCCAAGGTTGCGCAAATATTGATGATGCTGGGATTGTAACAGCGTTTCTGGCGGCGGCGGCATCTGCGTCATCAGGGAATGATCCAATGATTCCCGCACCATTTTTAACCGTTGTCCAGACCGCCAAACGACCGGCCTGATCAGTAACAAGCGGCCCAGTGATCGGCGGCGCGGTAAACGGTACTGTTTGATTGTTCTGATCATTCATCGTTGCGCGTGGATAAGCGGCATCGGGCCCGTACGAATAAGCGAATCCACGGCAATCATGTACTGATATGTTTCCCTTGATATACATATTAGCACGGGCAACAGTCGTATCTCCTCGCGCTCTGACAATAGTATTAGCTGGGTTTGTCACACCGTCATACATCATCAATGTGTTTATTATATTCGCTGTGGCAACGGATGGATCGAAAGACCGTCCATAAATACCTGTCCCGTAATTCCATACGATATTGTTTGCTAAATCCGCCATGGGGTCTTGATGTTGTGGGCCAGCCGAATAGGCGCGTAAATATGTACCAGTGATAATGGGGTTTCTGTCATCACCGCCATAGAATAAATTATCATGGTATGTTACATGACCAGAATCATAGCTAAGCAATGAGCATCCTGGAGAACCGACACCGCTATTATTTACCAAGCAGTGACTTATCGTGACGTTATAGCAACCCTCGGTTACATCTATGTCACCATCTAATGATCCTGCGACATCACAGTGATCTATTACGATGTCGTGAGCATTTCGCGTTATCTGTATGCCGTCGCCGCCCGCTCCGCGTATGCGTAAGCCTTTTACGATTATATTGCTACCGCTTGCCGTGACGGACAACGCCTCGCCGATGAGGATAAGGGCATCAAATGTGGAGGTTATCGTCACGGCGGAGGGAGCGGAAAATCCGTCAATAGTAGTATTCAGCAGCACGTAACATGGGGCTGTGAGCGAAATGGTACCGCCGACTGAGAAAGTTATATAGCGGCCCGACTGGCTAAGCGCGTCGCGCAATGTTCCTGGCCCACCGTCCAGTAATGACGTAACTACAAACGGCGTTATGCCGCCAGTTGCAGCAGCGCCGAATCCTTGGTAACCGGGCACCGGTAAAGCAGACCACGGCATGACGAAGTCGCTAAATACGAACGATGGTGATGGTGGTGGAGGAGGCACTACAATAACGGGTGGCGTTGATGTCGGTATCACGATCACGTCGGCCACGATTCCGTTATTCGTTTTTACCGTGTATGAGATCGACAACACGCGGGTACTGCTAAGGTTCGACGAGAAGCCGATAATGCTAGCGCCTGGCACTGATTTAAGAATTTCTTTGCGCAACAACGCCGATATTAGTTGTATGTTTGGATTCTTTTTAAGTACATCTTTTCTATAATCCGGCCCGAACTGAATATCAAGAAACCATTCACCAATAAAAGTGCTTAAGCGATCCTTTATACGCTGGGCATCTTCTGGCAAGCCTGTGACAAGACGGATGTCACCGTTCGCAATCACCAAATCATTCGAGTACTCTAAATCCATAAATGGCTTTAAGGCTGAGCTGTTTTTATGAAAAAATGGTACACGGCGGTTCCTACTCCACCGAACACAGTAATGATAAACCAACCAATAACAGTGGCCTTTATCTTTTCGCTTCTATCTATACTGCGCTTTTCTTTGTCGATCATAATCTTGACGAACTCATGGTGATCGCGATGCGTTTCATCGTCTATGCTGCGTCCAGCATTAAGTGCATCACTGAAAGACTCAAGCAATTCATGTTTAAATTCTTCCTTGAATGTCTTTAACTGATTTTCATTCATGGCGGCTACCTTATTTTAAATGCTACCGGCATAACGCACGATGGGCATGCGCGGTTAATCGCGGTATTGTCTACAACAATATTTCCCGGTTTAATCAGTTCCCTGTCTATGTCGAATCCGGCGCAATGTAAAGCCAATAATTTATGCGACAGATCGCTGACAGGATCAAGCATTACTACCGTCTTTCCGTCGAGATCGTTCCTGTGCCAAGGATGCGGGTGCAGCTCTTTGTCTCTGTTTTTTATTTTCTGCGTTATCTCCATTTCAACGATTGGATCAGTCATGAGCCTGTCCGCATATTGAAGCATTTTTTTGGTGTTTTTTTGGATGCCGGAAATGTTGTAAATGCCATTGTAAATATCGGATTCAACCTGTCGTACTTCACGGTAGCCTTTTCCGTCGCGATAATATGCATCTGCGATATTGGTTGGGCCGTGGTAAGCCCATGTCGGATCAGGCGCAACTGAAAAACTTTCTATCTCGCCAGATGAGCCCATGATCGCAAATATAAATAATCCAATTTCACCATCGCCAAGGTCGTAGGGAGGGCACGCCTGGATATATCGTTCGTCAAAGTAGAAATTCGCGTTAACTGTTGATGCATTCGCTACGCCAATTACACCAGCCGCAGTATTGCCACCAGCAAAACAAGTCGCCGTGGTTTGCCCTATAGTAAAGTCGCTACTCATTGTGTAAAAAGAATATGTTCCTCCCACCAGGGCATAGGTGCCAATGCCTGGTCCTGTTCCGACCAATACCGATCCCGCAGCTGTTGCCGTTTTTAGCTGCGCCTGACCAACTGCGCCGCCGCTCATATTTCCCTGCGCGATAGAGCTAAGTGCCGCAATAGGGCCAGCATCAGATATGGTGGAAAGTAATTGCGTGCCTGTATGATTGGCGCGCGACAGCAACGCGGCTACGTCGGAAATAGTTGATGATGGTTGAGTGCCTGTATGATTGGCTCTCGCCATAAACGAGGCTTGAGGATTGAGTAGAATATAATTTATGTTGTTGCGGTAAAATTCCGCCGACACTCCTGCGATCATGTCTCCGGCAATAATATTATTACCATTTGGTAGCAGGATAGTCCCGGCGGCTGTTGCATCAATCGTTAACGAAGATGGCCCGGTGTTGGTTATGTTAACTATGGCTCTATAAATATATCCCAGAGCGACCGACTGTATACCGGCCACTATGGTGTAGGCGTTTACCGCTCCAGTCATATCGGGTAGTTTGCCGGACACAGCCCGGCTCTCGGCCTGAAAAACATGCGGATTCAACAAATTTAGCCCGGCCCCTGTATATCTAAATCTCGCAACTTGTCCTGCTTGCAGAGCTCCCGCATAAAGTGAGTTGCCATTGATCAACGTAATACTAGGCGAGCCCGCTGTATCTGCTGTAATTGTTGCGGCGTTACCGGTATTTGTTAGATGTATTGTGCATTCATAAACTCGGCTGGTTTCAAAGGCCGATATTCCCCACGACACAACATAAGCCGCACCCGTCCCAGTCGTGATAGGAGGCACAGTAGATAGGTGGCTTAGCACTTGGCCACCACCGCGAATATCATTGGTCATGCGCTCATCGGTGATCATTGTGCTGAGTATTGCAGTGGTACCAACAGGGATCAGTATTTTCCCGATACGGTAATGATTCGAGGTGTAAGACGGAGCTACTGGGCTTGCCGCTGGCGTGCCTGTGATGATTACCAGCGCACCCGTTGCATAGTTTATTGCGATCCTGTCTATTCGCGGATTGGTGGTCGGCGCAACAATAAGGGCTGACGTTTGCTGCACGACCTGAAGCACGCCGGTCAATGTTGGCAATCGTCCCGCGTCTACCACTACCGTCATATCTGGCGTTAGCGCTTCGTGAGGCGCGAACTGATTGCCCTCGGCATGTAAGTAATTGACCCATTTCGCGATCAGGTTAAACAGCCAGTTAAAATGCTCAAACGGCGGTCTTTCGTTATTCAAAAATCCGCTGGTCTTTTTCGCCGGAATAGGTTCCGCTATTGCGGTAATGCTGTCAGATGGAACCCACGATAAATCTTTTGGCTTAGACATTAAAATGACCTCGATAATTTTCCGCCAGCAACTTGTGAAACATTACTGAAACCATGTAGCGCATCAATTGGGCCAACACCGTTGACATCGGCTTGCGTAATATCGCTAAAATAGAAAGTATCCGCAACTGCGGCGAATTGCAAAATTAAATCAATACCACCGGCTTTGACTGATGTCATTGCAAGACGTATCTGACTATCTGTTGTTGGGTCGTTTATATCAACCGCCACATGAGCGACAAACTGAACGGCGGCAGGATAAACATCAGCAGAAAAAACAGTAGTTGCACCAGTCAGCCCTTTAAATACGCTGATCAATACCTCGATCTCGCCTGACTGCTGTAGGATACTGGTTTGCGCGAAGAGCCGTGATCGGAAAGCGGAGTCAGTTTCTCCAAGAGGGCGAGGTAAATCTAATATTTCAGCGATACGATCAAGTTGCGCACCGTTCGCGGTTGATATGGCTCTTTCGTCCAGCAAAGCATTAAATACAGTTTCAAGC